TTTTTTTAACTTTTTTTTATTAATTGTAAATTAACTGTTTACATTTGTAATCATAAGCTTTACAGATTGTTTATCAAATGAGGGTTCACCTCGCAACCATAGGGAATATAAATTATGAAAATCACAGTAGAACATGCAAATCGTGACCGCCAAACAGGCAATGTTATTAATTTTACAGCAGTTGCTGAAGTGCAAATCCCAGTAGAAATATCTGCGTTTGGAACAACTGATGATTGTCTTGAGTATGCGTACCGCTGGACAAATAACATTGAGGGTTCTTGGTCTATCAAAAAAACTTCTTTCACTTTGAAAGATGGTAACTCAATTGCAAATGGTGATTATAATAATAAGGTAACTGTTTTGAAGCATAGAGAAGATGGTTTAGGTCAGCGATCTTCAATGATGGGAGATAGATTTATTGCTGATGGTGTATCTTATGATTGCTCACCATTTGGGTTTAAAAAGTCTGTATAATTCAACTGGGGCGCAAGCCCCACTAACTCGCGCTAGGAGGCGCATTGATATGAACGCAACTTGGGAAAAAGCTTATAATGAAGCAATTGATCTGGTTCATGAGTTTCCTGAAATGGAACTTACTTCAGCCCTGAAACAATTTGCCTCTAATCATGGCATTGAGGAAGGTGATGATCTCGCCAAATTCGTGAAATGGGGCTGGAATAAAATGTTACAAATGTATGCTGACTTTGAGCGTAAATAAATTAAACGGGGCATTTGCCCCACAACTCTAGCGCTAGGAGGCGCATTCGAATGAAACTGTATACTAATGGAATGGGAAGCTGGGTAGGCACACAAGCAGAAGCTAAAAAAGCTTTTGGCGTTACTACCTCAACTGAAGTACCAACTGATAAGGCGGCTTTGTTGGATTTCCTAAATGAAAAGAAAGTTGGTGGTGCAACTTCTACTACCGATAAGCTCAATGAGCATATACGTGCGGCTGTAACATCGCCTGACACGTCCACAGAATACCCCAGAAAGCCGTTTAGCGCGGCTGATGCACCAGTAGGCGATTTGAACTCTAGGGTGTACCCACACGGCAAACCTCATCAATTCACGACTATTCGGGAATGTGCTGAGAATGCCAGCCTAACAGATTTGCATCATGCTATTCATATTTACTTGGAACGCATGGATGAGCTTATTCAGGCTGACAAATCATGAGCGCTTACGAGTGCAATGAATGCAAAGATACGGGTGTGGTTTCGTACCCGTATCAGCATTGCCACATGGCCGATGAAGTCACAATGCATGAAAAGTGCCGATGCAATACAAACCCACCTGATAAAGAGTTTTGGAAAGCTCAAGGTGTTTGTGACAATCTATCAATTGATGGAACGCCACAGCAATTTCATGATTATGTAAATACCCTACATCCTAAAGTAAAAAAATCAATGCTAAGTATGTATAGCATTAAGTTGTAAACAATTAGTTGACAGTGCTGTATTTTGCTGTATGATCTACATTATCAAATGAAAAAGGATTATTAAAATGACATACTACCCAGAAAACGATTATGGAAACAAATGGGATAACCCAAGATATGTAGCGGCTGTTGAAGCCAGAATTAAAGCTAATGCTATTATAGGTCGCTCTAAAAAGTTTTTTTCTAATGATGAGCGTGCGCAAGAAATAACAGAATTTCTAGCTGGTGCAAAATATGATAAACCAGATAGCTTTCTTGGCAAAATGGAAACAGCTTTAAATGATTATGGTTCTTTAACTGAGAAACAGCGTGATGCAGTTGTGAAAATAATTGATAAAAGGGCGGCTCAACTTGCTGAACGCAAAGCGGCTGATGCTAATTGTGTTCATGTGGGTGTTGTTGGTGAGCGTCAATCTTTTGACCTGACAGTACAGCACGTTGTTGAATTTGATGGGTTTTACGGCACAACATATGTCAATATCTGCCGTGATGAGAATAATAATATTGTTATCTACAAAGGCACAAACTGCTGGGGTAGCAAGGGTACTTTGATCAACTGCATGGCAAAGATCAAAGAACATGGCGAGCGCGATGGTATTAAGCAAACCACAATACAGCGCCCAACTAAAGTATCTGTATTAAATGATGATAGATACGAACCACTGAATGTTTAATCAAACGGGGCGAAAGCCCCATCAATCAAATGAAAGGTTATAAAATGCAATTTGAAACAGAAAATGAATTCATAAACTTCTTAGATGGTGCAAAGCACAATATGAGAAAAGATGATTTGGCCACTAGGTTCTTGTACCACTACAGAACAGAACCTGAAGTCTATCAGATGTTTGAGCAGTTCACTCTACAGTTAATATCTAAGAGGCCAGAGCGCGGTTCACATTGGATGATAGGCAATAGAATGCGCTGGGAAAGTACAATCAATTCATCAACAGAACGCTACAAGATAACCAATGATTTTCTTGGCCTTTATGCGCGATTGTTTATGTCACGCCATCCCCAGCACAATGAATATTTCCAAGTAAAAGAAATGAAAAGGATTATTGGATTATGATACAAAGTAAATGGAAAAAATTGCTCTACATGCAAAAGGCTGAACGTATTGGCCTTATAATGGAACAAATTGTTCAGGGATATACTATGGCTGAAGCGGCTAGAGTATTGGGTATGCATCGCCAGCAATTGTATCGTTTCTGCAAAGAAAATGATTTAAAATTTATTAAGCCAGTAAAAGAGGCAACAAAGTGAAAGAGTTGCCTTTGGAATTAAAGGATATTCACAAAAACTTAGTGGATACCTTGAATGAAAAATACACTCAATGGACAAATAAAGACAGTCCGTTGAGTGCAAAAAAACAATACTTTGAAGCGAAAGAACAGCTTATAAAGTGGAAAGAAATACAAAAAGGGAAGGGATATAGAATATGAGCATTTCATTAAGTAATGTGGAAATTAGTCTTGATAGCTTTAAGAAGGCGCATGGAAGAAAGCCAACTGAAGCTGAAACCGCCGCGCTTATGCGCTTAAAGGCCAAGCAAGAAAAAAGGTATGGTGGTGAAGATACACATTCTAAGTTTGATAGAGGGCGTATTTCACAACAAAAAGCAATTGCGGCCAGCAAAAGAAAACAAAAAGAGTTAGATTATATTGTTGTTAATAAACAAACCATCACCATAAACAGGCTATTGGTTATGAATTTAAACAACATTCAAATTGCATATGCTCTTCACTTATCACTACCAACTGTAGAACGGGTTGTTGATAAGTATGATTTACCTAGAGATAAATTAATATTAAAATAAGAAAAAATCGTGTGGGGCGCGATGAATTTAAATGTAGCGCATTTGGTAACACATCTATCTAAGTTCTTTTGCCCGAATTAGATTTACGCCCCACCGAAACTAAATATCTGCATAATGTTCTGGACGCAAGCCCGCCATTGCTGTCAACCTATTTAATTCATTTTTTCCTTTATTAGTTAATATTGGCTCTGATTTTTCCTGAATTAAAAAATCGTTATCATATAAATCTTGCATTATGTGTTCATATGGCGTTCTTCCGCATACAAAAGCGATTAAACCGCCCAATCGAGTTATTTGTCCTTGTGATAATTTTCCACGATGGGCGATTTTAGTCTGCATTTTTATTTTAGCCATTCATAAATTTTATAAGTTTCTTCTGTCCTATGCTCCAATCCAGTATAACCGCCGTTAATTCTGCGTGTTAATCTTTTGACAGCATCTTCATTTACGCCGTCATCACAGATAGTCCAAAGTTTATTTTTTTGGAAAAACCAAATTGCAGTATCAAAAGCATAGTCCTCTTCCATCAAAGACATATCAGTCATAACTTCTGGCAAACCCATATCACTAGCAAAAGATTTATAATTTGACTTACCAGTAATTTGTAAAAATCCGCGACCGATGTAGTCTGCGCCTTCATTATCACCATTGCCCATGCGATTGCTATAAACCTTATTAGCCAACGCTTTAGCTTGGTATTCATATGGCTTTGCACTTTCTTCTGTAGGGAAACGACTAGGCCATACTTTCATCATAGCAGATACAGAGTATGATAAATTTTCTTTGTTATACCTAAAAGTGCCGCTTTCGTGAACAACCTGACCAAGCAAATGCGCTCCGCGTTCTGGGGTAAGCTGAAAATGCTTAACTATTGATCTAGCTGTATTAGGACCAAATCCACCATCAGGCGTACACCCACATCTTTCTTGTAATTTTTTTAATGCCTCATAAGCCATTTTATTACTCCTTTACTTCTCAATTTTTTTGAGCTTTTCGACTGATCTTAAACCGCCTAAACCTAACATGCCCATCATTACAGTTAAAAGTGAACCCATATCAAAGCTTGGCAATTCTGGCATATCAACACCAGCCGCCGTAACTCCAAAAACTATTAATGGCTGTAGTACAAAATGATAAGCAAACGCAAATCCACAAACCCAGCCAATAAATGGTCGCCAGCCACCCTTGAATAAAGACCCAGACGCGGCCTCTGCCTTATTTATCTCAAGTTGCCCCATTAAAGCCTGTTGAGCATGATTGTCAGACATTGTAGCGATCTCATGGGCTAACTGTGCCTTTTGATCTTTATCCTCAATAACTTTATCTAATAAACCAGTTACTGGCCCAATTAAATTACCTACTAAATTCATCATTAGAACTTGCCTTTCCTTTTGTGTATGCCTCTTTGCCATAGAACGCGGCGACGATAGCGGCTACTGATACAAAATAAACACCAGCGATTGATGCTAGTGACTTCATGGCCTCGTCAAGACCAGCTAAATTGCAAATCATAATTGCAAATGGGTAAAGCAACATTCCAAACAAAGCGAACCAAGCCATCTTGCGCTGGGCATCCCTTTGTGCATCGTCATCTTGCAATTTCAATCGACGATCTTCAAATGCAAGTTTGTCCCATTCAGCTTGGTCAATTGTGCCATTACCATCTACATCAGCTTTTTCAAATTCAGTCATTATTTTACTCCTAATTTGCTAGGGGATTATCTAAAGCCCTTTGCACTAACTTCTCTAGCCGAGCCTCTAACTCTGCCATATCGCCTTTTTGTGTACTTCTTAGCTGTTCTCTTTGTGTTTCAAAGCGCCTAGAAGCCTTGTCAATCATATCACGCGCATCATCTAAAACATTACGAACTAATTGTTCAGTTCTATCCGACTGTTTTTCCAATCT